CTTTAGACATCCATAATCCGAGATCAAAAGAATTGGTTCAAAAATGCACAAAAGGCATCTCACACAAGGTTTTTGAACTTGATTTTCAACCCAAATAAGTTCTGATTGCTTTCACTCCTCTTCCTTTTCTCATATATTAAATCGCTGAGTGTGCTTGGACATTTTACCATATGCATATAGAAAGATGGGCCAAAAACTTCAAAATAATCTTTTATGAAGCTATCAAAGAATTTGTTAGATATTGCAGAATCAAATATGAGTCTCGGTTCTGTGGGTTCTTTGTATGCTAGCAGCCATGACAAATCTTCTTGCTCCATTTCCTGGAACATCAACGGCACCAGCAATTCTGCTTTTGAATCTTCACTCGAGCACTGAGATGATGTGTCTGAGTCAAACGGCATTAGCTCTGCAAAGAATTCTGCGTCTTCCTGGGTGAAGCATTGCATTGCTATGGAACTCATTGTTGCCTTTATCTCAATGTCATTCAGCTCTTTGTTCACCTCACTCTCGACATTCTCTACTGGATCATTGTAAATAGAATCCAGATTTGGCAGCCTGTTTCTTCCCTGAAGTCTTCTTCTCAGTGTGTTAGATGCCCATGACTCTAGGTTTGGGTCTCTTAGTATCTCATCTTCTAGATACTTAGTCACAACAGGAGTACTGGCCAACCAGTGGGCAGTCAGCTCATCTGAGCAATTGTTGACGTCACTGTGCTCATCTAGTCTGCCTAGATCACTTGGCCTGACTCTGAAGCTAAGAATTGTGTACTGTCTTCCACACTCTTTGTTTATGAGTCGTATCTTGTCAAAGCTGCTGATCTGGAGCTCCATGGATTTGTATGACATTTCTGGTGAATTCTTCATGTCTTTAAATCTGACATAGCAGCTATCTAGGTTTTTAAGTTTGGTCATTCTTTTCACTTTGAAATTCCACATTTGTTTGTTTGGAGTTATGTCATAAACCATTGTGAGCCCTATTTCTCTGCAAAATGTTTTTATAGTGTCTGACATCTTTCTAAGGTGATCTTCACTCTCAACAACGATTTCCTTGACAGATTGATCTCTTATTTTAATTATGATTTTACAGCCTTCCATTGAGCCTGAGTACTCTCCTTCTCCAACATAAGCACCATTAACAAAGCTCTGAACAACCGTGAACCTGCCTATTATGCCCATTGAGTATCTCTGTATTAAGCCAGGAATTATCTGAAGTAAATTGCCTTTGTCTTTCTTAAGCTTTACAAATTTTATCAGAATTGCTAATGCCATCTGATTCTTTGTGAGGTTGTATATGCTATTAGTCATGTCTGTGCTGGCAAACATGTCAGTGCTTGTTTCTAGTATTGATTCTACAAATTTGACTTTGTCTGGCACTCTGGGTGCTCTAAGACATCTCCACACTCTCTCAGTCAGAATCCTCATTGAGTGATCAGTGTCCTCGACGCTATCTGTTCTTATGTAATTGAGCTTTTGGCCCTTCCACTGGCAGTTCTCTATCATGGACTTGACTATCTCCATAGTAGAAGAGACAATATTGCTAGGAGCATAAGTTAGAACTGTCTTTTTCTTGCTAGAGACAGATAAAAGATAATTCCTTAATGACACGTGGGTGTTGAATGGTGACTTTTCCAGGGTCTCCTCTACGGTGTCAGATAGCCATTCAAATTTGGATGAGTAATGCTCCCAGACAACATTATGACTGTGCACTGTGCCTCTAACCTCAGGGAGTGAGAACCATTTCCTTTGGCAAGCTTGAAACAAAGTTACTGTCTGCAAAAGATTGTTTGTCAATATGTCAAGTTTATTGGCCACAGATCTCTTATTCTGATAAGTGCTTAGTGAGCTTGACTGATAAACTTTGAGTAGTGATAGCACATTGTCATAGAAATTGCTATATGGAAACAGCCATTTGTAATCATCAAGTGACGAAGACTTCATTGATTTTGCCAACTCAAAGAATGTGCTATGTTCATGTACAGGGTTCATCATCCCCTTTGAACTCATGACTACTTTATCTTGTAATATATAGGCAGAAGCTGCATGCAATCTTGAATCAGTTTGGAACGCCATGCTCTCTGACAGAGATGGATCGGCGGCTCTTAGCTGCAGCTCCATCAGTGCATCCTCAGTCCCTCTAACATCCCTGTACAAATTTATCACATTATCATCAAAATGCTGTTTTATTAATGACTCTTTAATGTCTAGCTTCTTCTTAAAAGCAAAGTATTTCTTTGACTGGCCAAATGATATGTATGTTCTTACAGTGGGCTTCCCTTCTTTTGTGTGCTCAAACATCTCATTCTCGTACAGGCCCAGATGCAGATTCCTAAATCTTCTGTCATTACAAGCAAGGTATGTAGCAAAATCATTGCCAAACATGCCAACACAGAGAGGATGCTCGACTATGAAGAATCCTAATGACGGATGAGGAGACTCGAACAGCATTGTTTTGTAGTCATCAAATTTTGTGTTAGTCATTAAACCTAATGTTTTATAATGTGCAGACAGTTGGCATATTTGAGAAACTTGACAAACCATTATGTTGCCTCCATGTTCGAAGAGATTCTTTCTCAGATTTGAGAAGGTGGAAAATCTGTCATCCATTTTAGATGCTGGATGAGTCCTGATGCTTGAGGCTGTGAATTTTATCATAGGTGTCAGAAGCGTGTTTTTGCAATACCAAATGGAGTTGAATTCCTCTATGCTTGAATGACATGAGGTAGAGCTCTTCTCTCTGCTCTGCTTACAGCACATGAGTGGGTAAAGTAACTCTTTTGTTTCGGTGCATATCGATAGCAGATACTGCACGTTCTTAGGAAGTGCTGGTATTGACCCATCTTTGTCTTTGCTCTCTTTCTCAAATATAGCGGTGACAATACAAGAAGAGTCGTCAGAAGACACTTTTGTTGTTACCACCACTTCAAACTCGCGCTTTCTGAGTCTATATCTATTCATGAGCACCGCGGAAATATACCTTTTGGTGTAATCTTCCCACACGTACATGAACCCTGAGTGAAGGAGGCTAGAGGTGAAGTGCAGGATACCTTGCATCATATTGGATCTGTTGTTCAGCATTCTTCCTTTGTGGCTGAGTAAGTCTCTATTCTCTGATAAGTTCATGTACTGCCTCTTCATCTCATTCATACCTTCATCAAATCCATAAACATCTGGGTGCTTTTCATACAAGTCTAGAAGCTGATGGGGCAGTTCAAGCTTCTTGTTTGTCACTAAGTTTAGCACAAACATCACTGGCTCTATGAACTCATCTGGTAGAATTCTACTAAGAAAACAGCCAAAGACAGGCATGACAAACCTTTGAGCCCATGTTGTTGCATCATCGGAATTTATCACTGTAGTAGAATGTCTAGATGGTCTAAGGTGAGTCAGCACTTCACTAAAATGCTTGTCTGATCTTGACAATTTTCCCTTTCCTTTTGTTAGCATCTCATTGTCCAGCTCCTCACCAACTCTCCTACATATACTCTCAACGAAATGTATCACTATCCTGCATCTAAACTCCAAGACAAATATCTCTCTGACACCACCAATCTGCAGTTTTTTGAAGAGATTGGAGACAATACCCCCGTACTCTGACTGTATCTGTTTGGCAAGCGTGCCAATTTGTTTCATGGGCAAACTATCATAACCCTCTCTCATGTGCTTTATGCAAGCCTCAAGACAGGTGATTCGTTCGTTTTCTTTAGATTCCTTAATGTGCTCAACCCTTGTTAGATCACCAGTGGCAGACTTTTTCATGGTTGCCATCTTTAGTATATCTCTAGTTAACAATCTTTTGGAACACTTGTCCTTTATCCAATCTTTGCAATTGCCATGTTTTTGATCAAGAATGCTGCGTATCTTGTCTCCTATGTGGCACACGTATTTGGCATTGAACTCATGGGTCATAAGTTGGTCTGGATCTTTTGATGTGTATCCCATGTTCTCTTTCTTCGCTCTCCTCATTGCTAACTCTTCTGAGACAACTTTAGAGAATATCTTTAGAAAACCATGCATTTCCTTTGAGTCTTCTTTATTGTGTAAAACGCCGAAGTACGAAAGATTCAAAGCAATCTCAAATTTCCCAACTTCTTGACCAGAAACCCACGATAGTATTCTGCAATCCTTATCCATTGATTTGTTGAAATCAGCCAGGTCGAACTCATCTGTGCATATGTAGTTCTTTGTGGGCTTCATATTTATCAGGCACCCAATTACCTTCTTTCTCATCCAGACGCAGAGCCTGCTTCTGGAGAAATGCTCCCACTTGTTCAGTATTTTTAGAGGGTCATAATTTATTTTGTTATCCATAGCACACTCCATATAAGCATATCTTATTTGCTGGACTTCCTTGCTTGTTTGTTCTTTGCCCTCTAACCAGAAGAGCAGACTGGCTAAGAAGTGTTCTTTGCACTCTTGCTTCATCTTAAATGTAGAGAAAGATGAAAGGTAGTTTTCATGCAAACTCAACCAC